ACATCATTGTCTGTAACAGGAGCTATAACTCCATCTGCCATAGTAAATTGTGAAGTACCACCAGCTGAAAAAGCCATTGTATCAGCTGCACTAAAGAATAATCCTGTATCTGTATCTCCGTCATTTGATAATATAGGTAAAGCAGCAGTACCATCATTAAATTGAGCCTGTCCTGCAGCTGACATATCTAAAGTTAAAGCTGTAATAAGTGATGAACTATCATAACCTCTAAATACTAAATCTTTATCTTGAACACCTGCTCTAATATGTACATCACCGCCACCTGAATTAATTAGCTGCATAATAGTAGTGTTATCATCGTTAAAATACCAATTACCACCATTAGCATCTATTTTTATATCTCCTTCTGAATTTAATACAATATTGTTTGTTGTAACTATATTACAAGCTCCACTAGAACTTATTGTTAAATTACTTCCATTTCCTTCAATTTTTTCTCCATCATCACCAAATGTTAAACCAACGTTTACTGGTATATTGATATCTGTTGTAGCTGTTAAATGTAAATCATTAGATGAAGCTATAGTTAAGTCTGTACCATTTCCTAAAATATTTTCTCCAGCATCACCAAATTGTACAAAAGAATCATTTGCTAAAATAACATCATGGTTAAATGTTGCCGAACCAGCATCAGACATATCTAAAGTTAAAGCTGTAATAGTTGACCCACCGTCATTACCTTTAAATATCGTGTCTTTATCAGATACTAATGATGTAATAGTTAAATCATCATCAGTCATATCTACCTGACCAATATCGGTTGAACCATCTTTAAATTTTATCTGATCACCATCAGCGTCTAATGTAATATCTCCAGTAACATTTATCACAACTGAATTAGGATCAATCTGTATGGTACTCGCAGATGAATTAAGACTTATAGAACTACTACTTGCTACTGTTAAATTACTTCCATCACCTTCAATCTTTTCACCATCATCGCCAAATGTTAAACCAACGTTTGCTGGAATGTTAATATCTGTTGTAGCTGTTAAGTGTAAATCATTAGATGAATTTACTGTTAAATCTGTTCCATCACCAACTATGTTTTCACCAGCGTCACCTAATCGTAAAATACCATTGTTTCCTAAAATAATATCGTGATTAAATGTAGCCGATCCAGCATCACTACCATCAAGTGTAAGCATAGTAATATCAGAAGTATTATCAGTTCCTTTAAATATAATATCTGTATCATTTGCTGTAGCATCAATTGTAATGTTTCCAGATGAAGTTGATAAAGTAACTGCTGCATCACCTATTGCAATATCATCTGCTGCTATACTTGAAGCTGTAACACCAGCTTGAAAATATGTTTTAAATGTAGCGGCAGTTGTCAATCTCATTGTACCACCATCATTTGTAATAATTCCATCGGCATCTGCAACTGCAGTTGTTCCTGTTGAAGTGCCACCATCTATTAAATTAATTTCTGCTGCCGTTGCCGTTACATTTGTTCCACCAATATCTAATGTTGTTACAGATATTTCTCCGGCAACTGTTGCAACACCGTCCGCTAATGTAATTAGATCTGTGTCATCTGTGTGACCAATTGTTGTGCCATTAATAATTACATTATCAACTGTTAAAGTTGTAAGTGTACCAACAGATGTAAGATTAGGCATTGCTGTAATTTCATCATCAAAGTATGCAGCTAAATCTGTAACTGCAACTTGCACCATTGTACCGTTGTCGTTTAATACAACTCTATCTGCATCAGCGACTGTTGTAGATGTGGCTGACGTTCCACCATCAACAATATTTAATTCTGCTGCAGTTGAATCAACTGCTGCAAGTTTAGTTAAATCTGCTTGTACTAATCCAGAAACTCCATCTAATAAATTTAATTCTGCTGCTGTTGAAGTAATTGCTGTGCTTCCAAAAGTAAGTCCACTTTCTGGTACAACTATGCTACTTCCTGATTGCGCTGTAAAAGTATTTGCTGTAAATTGAAAATCATCTGCTCCTGCAATTTTAATATCTATCTGGTCATCAGTATCTGCTGTAATAGTTGTATCACCATCAGCATCTAAAACTAATTCTCTTCCTTCAATATCAAGTGCTCCACTAAATCCTGCATCAACAATGTTAGTTCCGTCTGAGTATAATAATTTTGTAGTTTTTTCTGATACACCAAAAGTAATACCAGTTCCTGATGCTGTTTTAAATTGTACAGTATACGCACCTGATGTGCCGTTTGTTACAATGTAAACTTTTTCTACAGAGTCAGGTACAGTTACAATAGAGTTTCCTGTTATTGTACCCGTTAGTTTTATAACAGCGTTTTGTGCTGTTGCTGTAGATGCACCATCTGTAATACTTAATGCTAATGTACCACCACTAGTTACTGCTTGTTCTACGTAACCAGAAATGGCTGTGTTAACGATGTCTAAGTTGGTATTAGTTTTATCTCCCCAAGTACCGGCGTTCTCGCCAGTTGCCATTTTTTCTATACCAAGTGTTGTAAATGTTGATGCCATAATTTAATTCCTTAAGGTGTTGGAGAGTTAACAGGTATTCTAATAGTACCATCAGTGTAGTCATCTCTTCGTCTTCTACCTAATTGTTCTCCTCCAAATTTTTCTATTTCTTGTTTATATTTTTGTTCGTAAAGTTGCAACATATCCATTGGTCCTTTTAAAAAAGCATATGCTTCAGCTAGACAACAATATAGCAGACCATTTGGAAAATTTAAACTAATATAACTAGTTTCATTATCTGTTGCTTCTAGTTTTGTTGGCATTACATCGTAATGAATTTGATATTCGTATGTTGAATCTGGTACAGGAGATAATAAAATAGCGCCTGAAGTAGAACTAGTATTACCTGTTCCACCACCTTTCATAGCATAGTATTTAGGTGTTCCACTATCTGTGTTTGCTGATACATATTCTTCTAAAAATGTTATATCTCTTTTTTCTAACCAAACGTTAGCACCAGTTGTAACTGATGTTGAGGTATAAACTTGCACACCTCTTACATCTAAAGCTCCTGCAGGTAAATTTACAAAATCTTGATTGGTAACTAAATTACCTGTAGTAGATGCTCTATAAGCATCAATAGGTGCATCTCTTGCAATTCTATATTCTGCATTTAAAACTATATTTTCTATAATTGAATCTGACAATACAGTGCTAGAAACTTCGGTATAGTTTCTAATTTGTGTTCTTAAATCTGTGTAACTAATTCCTGACATATTATGCTGTCAATGTTGCTGGACCAGCCGAACAACTATTGCCTCCTCCTGATATACTACCTGTTGTAGCAGTGTTTGTATCTACAGTAAAGTGATAGAAATTTGTTGTGTTAGTAATGTTTCCGCTTGAATCTCTTTTACCAACTGTGATAGAATATCCTGCAGCTTTTGCTAAATTAGCTCCTGTTATTCCATCAAAACCAACTGGATTTTCAAAACCATCTGGATCAGATGATGTGTGAATAGGTCCTCTAAATCTTACGGTGTCACTTGTAGATCTACCATGAGATTTTTCAAATACATTTATAATACCTGATGAAGCTGCAATTGTTTCAAAAGGATCAGGGCTCAAGATTCTAGAGACTTCATTTTCTGATCTATCTGGTCTAGCATTAGATAAACCAATACCTTCTCCAGATTTAGAACTGATTTCTAATTGAGGATGTTTTTCTTCATATTCTGAAATGTGAACAAAATGACCATTCCATTCTTTAATCATTTCATTATATGGAAATTCCATTCCTGATCGGTCTGATATTGCTTTTGCGTATTTTCCTTTTGCGAATGCCATTATGCTCCTGGATAATAAGTTTTAGGTGTTATGTGAGTACTAGAAGCAGAGCCATCTTCTGATAATGCTCTTGCTAATTCGTCTTCATATAACAACTTCATTTGTTGAACTAATTGTGGATTAAATTTTTGTGCTAAATAAAAAGCTAATCCTGAAACCATACAAGGCACAAACCTATATGGCACATCTGTTGCATCTGTATAAGTTGAATCAACATCTTGTATTCTTTTTATATAATAAAAATGCATATCTTTAGATGCATTAGTTGAATCTGCTGTTGGGTAAACAGTAATT